AATGACTGTAATCTGGGTCGAGAGTGAAAAACTTCTCTTGAGGTCCAGACGTTGTCAGTTGAATCTGTCCAGCCATTACTATTATATTCACCTAAAATTTTAATCCTGCTAAACCACTCTCGACGCGCAACACGTTGTAATTGACGGCATAGACTCGTGTGTTGTTGTCGTCCACGGAATTGATTGGATTAATTTCAATCGTGAAGAGTTTGTGTGAGATACGACTCATGTTTACTTGTCCAGTTGGATAGGGCATCTCGGGTTTGAGAGAGAATGAGTACATCCCAAATTTAGCGGTATTGGCTGCTGATGGAGCACCGACATGGTGTTTCAAGGCTTGCTCATATGCCAGGAAAAGGCCATTTCTATTGAACACGACTTCATTATTGAAACGAAGCTCTGCATTAACTATGGTGTTGTAATAATTTGGGTCGTTGTCTCGAACAGCTTCCTCGGATTGAGACACAAAGAAAAGTTCTTTGACTGGGTGTTGAAAGTTTAGCATCACAGACTTTTTCGTTTCACCAGCTTTCATCTTAAACTGTGCCAACTGCACCTGTGTGATGACGTAGTCCATTGGTCTCGACATCAGGAAACCAGTTTCTTCGGGTGTGAGATACACAAACTCTGTGTCGATGGAAAACTTTTGAATGGATGCACTGATGTTACTCGGAGCACCGTAATATATGAGTTCACTGAGTGGTCTCAACTTGACCCTCACTTCTACGAGTTGTTTTGTCAGGGCACAGGTGGGGATAGCCAGACTGGGATTCCTGTAAAAATAGAACGGAAGGTCTAAAAAGTATGTGTATGTTCCTGTATACGACAGGAAGTTTCCGTGACCATTCAGGAAATAGAGGGTCTGGTTTGTATCATCATTCGTATTGTGCAGTTGCTGGTGCATGTAAATGTACTCACCTGTAATCTTTTCGATAGGTTGACCACCGATGAAAAGTTCGGCATGTTCAATGAGATGTGACATAATCGAAGTCGACCAGACATTCACAGTTGGATTTGGGTCTGTGAGTGTCACTTTGAGTGTCATATTCCTGACGAGGTCACCCTTATCGTTTGGAATTTTACATGTCAACGTGTTCCCAAAGTCTATGTCTCCATTGAACTGACTCTCTACAAAGTCAAATGCAAATTTGGAATGTCTCTTGAAGTTCATGAGAAAGTAAGAAAACTGTGGTTCACCAGTGAGCCATTGATCCTGGACTCCAGTGGCGGCGAGTCTCAGGCGACCAGCCATTCCTACTCTATATGAGTAAAATTTTGGTAAATAAAACGAGCCACTACAGTAGAATGAATCTTCAGCTGAAGAAATTCAACCCCGCTACGATTTCGGACGATAGAGTGTGTGTGTTCATCGGAAAACGTAACACAGGTAAGTCGACACTCGTGAAGGATATCATGTTTCACAAGAAACACCTTCCAGCGGGTATCGTGCTGTCGGGTACAGAGGAGGGAAATCACTTTTATTCCGATTTCATCCCAGACCTGTTCATCTACGGTGACTACGACAGAGACGCAATAGAGCGGGTGATGGCGAGGCAAAGAAAATTGGTGGGTGTGGGAAAGAATAATTGCGGAGCTTTCATGCTTTTAGATGACTGTATGTATGACTCAAAGTTCCTGAAGGATACGTGCATTCGTCAATGTTTCATGAATGGTCGTCACTGGAAGATTTTCTTCATGTTGACGATGCAGTATGTGATGGACCTCCCCCCAGCCCTCCGCGCAAACGTCGACTATGTCTTCATCCTCAGGGAAAACATCATCCAGAATAGAGAAAAGTTGTACAAATCCTTCTTTGGCATCTTTCCCTCTTTCGATATGTTCTGCAAGGTGATGGACGCATGCACAGAAAACTATGAATGTCTCGTGTTGGACAATACAGTAAAGTCCAACAAGATACAGGATTGTGTGTTTTGGTACAAGGCGACAATCAGGAAAAACTTCAGGGTTGGTGGTCCAGACCTTTGGCGTCTGCACAAGAAGATGTACAACCCTAAGCACTTGGAACAGAAAGAGGATGACGCTAAGAAGGCGACGAAGAAGACAAACCTCAAAATTACAAAGACGCGTTGAGTATTGAATTCAAAAACATGTGACTATACTAAATGGCTTCAGACCAAGTGAATACCATGAATTTGGCCGATGATGGTGAGGGGATGGTTCCCCTCAATGATAACCCATCTGTGTCATTTACACCTGAAAAAAATGTGAGACAAAGTAAAGAGACGATGGACTCCACTCCCATTAACGATATTATGATGGAACCCCCCATGATGACTGATGAGCCCAAGATGCAGGGTATGATGCCTCAGATGACCGCTCCTCAGCCCCAGGGTGCGTACCCTTCTCCCCAGCAGGCGCAGGAGCCCGCTAAGAAGAACCCCCTCAACCTCACCGACGACCAGCTCGTTGCCCTCATCGCGGGTGTGTGTGCTGCGGCGGCGGTGAGCAAGCCCGTGCAAGACCGTCTGGCGACTTCTATCCCCAAGTTCCTTAACGAACAAGGGGGTAGGAGCATGGTTGGTCTCGCTGCCACTGGTGCCGTGGCGGCGGTTGTTTTCTACTTCATCAAGGACTACATCGTCAAGCCTTAAACGGGTCTTTCCCAACCCATATTGCTATAGATTGAGGTATCGATACCCGCATAATACGTAATCAACGCACCAGCTGCGAATGTCCCCATGAGTAAGAAACTCGTCTTCAGTTTCTTACTTTTGTCAGCAGTAGAACTCTTGATACCCTCCTTCGTCTCCTTCGAAACCGTGTTGATGGCGAAGGTTAGCAGCAAGGCAATCAGGGTCGTAGACAGGAAAAAGAGACGGTCAACCGCCAGGCGTGGGATGCTTCCAACTACCAGACGGAGAACGTTGGGAATGACAAGGGTTAACCAAATCAGGTTGACATAGTAGTTATCCACCTGCTGGGGAACGAGTGTTACACCGTAGATGGCTATCCAGTAGGCGATAGCCAGCAACAAAAAACTCAGGGGTGTTTTCATTTAAAGTAGACAGAGATTATTTATCCTGAATGTGCTGACCACAGAACTTGGTCTTATCTGGTATCTGTTGGTAGATGCCCAACTCTACACAGATGTTACGAAGTTCGATGTAGTTGTCCCAAAATTGTTGAGAGTGTGAGTACTCCTTAACTGTGCAATGTGCCAGTTCATGGATAAGGACATGGAAGATTTCATTGGTGTTACCATCCAAACACACGACAATCTCACCACCCTTGTTTGTGTTCGAACCCACCGAACCCTCCATCCGTTTCATACCCGTAATTGGAATGCAACGGTACAACATGCGGTACTTTTCATTCTTGGTCTCCTTTAGGTGTTCCCTGAGAACTTTGTACTTTTCTTTGACTTCCACGAGTTCCCGAGGTTGCTGGGTCTGCTGAAGAAGCCACAAATTGGCGAGGATGAGTAAAGCCAAAACAATCATCTGTTATAAACAAAGATAAATTTGCTATACAACTCTGAGATGGGATTTCCTGTTAACCCCTCCCAAAGGTGTAGTCTAAAACCAAGGTCTTCTAGGTGAGTCACCAGATGGTCTTTGTATGCCACTGGTTCAGGTTTGGGTCCATCGGCATAGTATGGTGTATCCACCAGATTTACCCACAACTTTTCACCAAATCCCCCGTTGCCATGGTCACGCATCTTGAAAAAGTTTCCACTCTCGTCTTGATAGGGTGTATTGAAAAATATCTTTTCAGAATCTGGTATGATACCTATGAGGGTACCGCCATTTTTCACACGTTTCTTGATTTCACGTATCGAACTGAAGAAAAGTTCCTTGGAGGCAAAGATGTAGTGAAGTGAAAAATTGAAACACACGACATCAAACTTTCTGTTTGGACACTTGTGAATGTCACCCTCATAGAAGTTGACACGCATGTGCATATTTTTGGCTCGAGACCGCGCCTCCTCAAGTGCCACGGGGACTGGGTCACACATGTTTATGTTTGCTCCACACTTGTGCCATTTTTGAAGGTCACCTCCGAAACCACACCCGACATCGAGAATGTGATACCCCTTCTGTGTCACGGATTGTATCAACTCTCTCTTGGCGTCGTTGTGGTTCTTTCGAATCTCTTCCATATTTGATGATGAGGTTAAAACTTTAATGTGAAATCAAAACATGAAACCTTTTATCAAATGGGTTGGTGGTAAATCACAGATTTTGAGTGATGTCTTAGGTTCATTTCCTACAAAAATTAGGGATTATCACGAAGTGTTCGTTGGTGGTGGAAGTGTTCTCTTGAGCATCCTCTCCCAGGGTCTCGCCACAGGTAAAGTATGTGCCTACGACCTTAATGGGTCTCTCATCGAACTATATAAGAACATCCAGACAAGTCCTGAAGTTGTACATAAACACCTCAAGAAGCTCTTCACAGAATATGATGCATGTAAAGGCTCTGATGTCAATCGCTCACCGAAGACCCTGTCTGAGGCGAAACAGTCCAAAGAAAATTACTATTACTGGACTCGTCAGAAGTTCAACACCAAGAAGGAGGAGACCCCCGAGCGGTCAGCGATGTTTATGTTTTTGAACAAGACGTGTTTCAGAGGTGTGTATAGGGAGGGTCCAAACGGATTCAACGTACCTTACGGTCATTACAAGACGACACCCACACTCGTGACACTCGACGAACTTATGGGTGTGAGTGAACTCATCAGGAATGTGGAGTTTAGGCAATGTGACTTTAGGGAGGCATTCAAAAATGTGGGTAAGGGTGACTTCGTGTACCTCGACCCACCTTATGCACCAGAGACGAAAACATCTTTCGTGGGATACACAAAAGATGGCTTCGGATTGAAAGACCATGAGGATTTATTTGAATTAACTAAGAATTCAGGGGCAGACTTTGTCATGAGCAACACAAAGGTTGATTTGGTGACAGAGGCATTCTCAAATTACAACATTAAGGAACTACAAGCAAGGCGCGCGATACATTCAAAGAAACCTGACTCTACGACGACTGAAGTACTTGTTTCGTCATCCACTCAAAAATAACGTCTTCATCGACACTGTAGAAAGCTGGGTAAATCGTCCATTTGTCATTATTTTTCTGGATATGAATCCTCCATTTGGCTCCAACCTGTTTCGCGAAAAATACTGGAATCCCAAATTTTTCGTTAAACGCAATAGGAATTTGATACTTCTTCTGTTTGAACCACCAGTGGTTCACGATGAACATGAGATGTACATTCTCCACGCTGGGGTACAACTGCTTGTACTCCTCAAGTAGGCATGGCCCCGCGCGAAGCTTTTCGTCGACAGAACCTGTGACAATCTGGTGCTTACACTCGATGATAAAGAGTGTCTTCTTGTCATCACTTATGAGAGCGCCGTCAGGTTTCTTCTTATGTTCCCATTGTGGGTCTTTGAGGTCTTTCATAAACTCGACAAATTGGTCTTGATGAACATATGTGAATCGCGTACCACCGATGTCACGTGTTCCAGTGGGTCGAAAACACTCCTCAAAGGGTTTTCCACTCGCATTGGTGTTCGCACCTCCTGTACCACCTGTCTTCATTATGGGATGATATGATTGATTTCTTTAGGCTCGACGCGCTCACTAAGGTTCCAGTTCCACAAATAGTAATACACGAATCCAGTCCCTTTAAGAAATTTCAACTTTTCTAAAGAGTCTGTATCAACCCCAACATCAAGGGTATTGAAGACGTCATATCCCAAATTCTTCGCGAGGAGGAAGGCATCGTTGTAGACATCACCCACGATATGAAATTTGTACACCTGTCTAACGCTATCGGTACCATCAACACGGTCGTACAGTACATCATAGAATGAAATGAAGTCATCTGTCGTATCGTTTACGTACGAATGAATTGGAAGAAGCCATGTCTTCACATAGGTCTCATCTATGATAGGTGCGACTTTGAACTTAGACATATGTTCCTGAAGAAGTCGAGTCACCTTTGGTACATCTTCTGGGGTCATCTTTCTCCACAGACATTTGCATGGACCCCGCACTTCATAGTAACTTTCACGAAGTCGATTTGTTTGGTGAAATCCAGTCTTCACTAAACGCTTAACATTTAGAAAACGATGCCAATAGTGTGCCTTGGTTATAGGTGTAGGAATCTTAGCCTGTGCAGTATAAATCGCTTGCCATACCCCCTTCCTATTGGCGCGACGCTTAATTTCAGTGATGAGTATCGGAGCAAAATTCATATTCCTATACCCCTTATGAACACATAGATAGGAAATCTGTACCATGTTCACAGATTCCGTTTCGACACGCATAGTCACTGGTGCACTCGAGATATATCCTACGAGTTCGTTTGTATCACATTGGCGAATAGCCACACTATCATTTACTGACCACTTCAGGTTATCGACAGTGTATCCCATACGGAACGTGTCATTTCCAACGTAGTACGCATTTAGGAAGGTACAAGCTTCTTTGAGACTGCACGATGACCACACAAAACCTTCTGGAAGTTTCGTAGTCTTCTTTGAAGTTTCACGTGTGTCTTCGATTTCACCTGAACCGACCCCTTCTCGTGGTACGGGTTGCTTATCCCAAAATGGATGCATGTTACATTAACATTGGCTTAAAGTTTTAACTACTAAAATAGTCATAATGTCTCTCGAAACTGACTACACCACCGTCCCT